CATTACAATAATTATATTGCGTTTAAAGACTCCGTTTATACATTTTTAAAATCTTATGTAATTATGTGGTTAAAAATAAAAAAGACCGCACAAAGCGGTCTCAAGAAAGCAAGGTTTTGGGATTATCCCCAGAGTCTACCGGTTGGATGAGTTTGTGGCATGTACTCAACTGCTTGATTTGTTGTGCCATCAAGTGTCGCTGCAAGCGTCACTGTATTTTTAGAAATAACTGCAACGTCAACAGCTTTTGCTGTGATAAGAGCAGTTGGCGTATTGAGGAATGAGAAAGCGTCACAAAGACTATCGAGTCCAAGAGCTGCACCAAGTCCGACTGAGATAGTATCGCTTGCACCACCTCTAGTTGGGAAAGTAATTGATGTGACGGTTTTGAAAGCATTTACTGAGTCAGTTGGTGTTGCAAAAGCACCGCCCATTGTAACTGCTTCCGTAAGTGCTTGGTCATAAATATCAGTACCAACAACTGTAACAACTAAACCTTGTGTAGTTACTTGATTTCCTTTGAGCCTAACGGTTCGTGGTACATCTGGGTTTGTAATTCCTACAGTTACAACAGTTGTACCTGATGTTGGGAGTGTTTGTGCAGCGAGTACACCAGTGTTAGCTGCCACTGCTGGCTTACTGAATGTTTGCTGTCTATGCATTGCTGATTTGCTCATATATTTATTATAACTTCAAATTTTGGGGGTTTTATACATTTTTGGTTTTACACTGATTTCTAGCCAGTAACCCCATACCATTTACTACTTTACATCGGCATCCGCCTTTGCCTTTTCTGCTGTGTCTGCTTCTTCCTTAGCTTTCGCCTCGGCTGCTGGATCTGCAGCTTGTTTTTCGTCTTCTGCTTTTTTGGCTTCGGCAGCCTTTTCAGCATCAGATTTAGTTGTAGCGTCTACCGTTTGCACCATTTTGTTAAGTACTTTTTTTACTTCTTTTTTTGCTGGTGCTGCCTTTGCTTCACCATCGAAAGGTGTTGCAGAGTCACCCAACGCCTTAATGACATTTGCCGGTAATTCAACCGGTACATCTTCTTTGTAGTAATGGCCATCTGTTAAGCCTGTATGATCTACTATTACTTTTGACATAAATTGCTCACCCCCTCTTTTGTTGCTTGTGAGTTTATTGCTGGTTGTGAGTGAAAGGAGATGTACAAGCTCAAATGCTTATAATCGGTGACTCGCAACCAGTGCATAAACTAAAAAGCACTTCTGTTTTTAGTTTAGCCGGTGGTCTTTGAAAGTTTATTTTTTCCCTTTCATTGCCACTCACCCTACGGCCATCAGTTGTTACCTTAAGCGTGCGTTTTAAGGACTGCAAAAGCTGACGCTGCGTTGGCAAGTTGAATATCAACTTGACCCCAGATTTTAAGAGCAACCATATTCTGTTGGAATAGATTGATTAAAGTCGAGCCATCAGTATCAGTGATGGTAGCTTGATCAGAAATTTCTACAGTGTATTCCATAGCATCCCCATGAATGAGGTTGCTGTAGTCTACTAATGCCATGCATTTCTTTGATGCCTGTGAGACATCAGAGTTTTTAGGCATTACCGCTGTTGTGTCATAAGGAATATCCCACATCGTTGGAGGCAGTGAGCCACCAAAACCTTCAAACAAGAAACCTTGCTTGTCAGTACTTACGTTTGCGCGTAATCTTCTAAAGTTATTCAACATAGAAAGGGACAAAGCCCATCTATGACTTTCACTCAAAAAGTTTTCATCAATAACATCAAGCATTGATAAAAGGTCTTCAGCGGTTACACCAGCATAAGTATTAGCAGATGCCAAAGTAACAACTGGGACGTTTACGTTCTGGAACACACCTTCACCAGCACCCAAACCTAAGAGACCCCACTGATCTTCTAACTTTGCAATCGCTTTACCAGCGAGCATTGTTATAGCATCAATTAATTCCGCAGTGGAATTTTGCAATAACACTTTGGAAATAGGGACAATCACACCAACTGTTTTTGCGCGCAATTGCACGTTTCCAGTGGTTGGTTGGGACGCAGTTACGGCAGCGGTATCACTAGCCAACCTGTAAGCCGTGAGGCTTGACATGGTTGGTACATTTTGGTTGATACCTTGTACTGGCCATTTTGTACCGTATTTACGGACAAGACCGTACTTTTGCGCAACTGTGATTAATTGGTCGGACACATAAGTTGGTACTAGTTCAGTGCCTGCGGTACTACTACCGGCAGACAATGCTTTGGTGGACACTCGGTCACCTGCTACCAACTTCTTAAAGTATTCCGCACCTGCAGCCTTACGGTCAGCAAGCTCTTTTTCTTTGGTGTTGTTATCTTCACCTCCAAAAATGTCTTTGCGGAGAGGTTTATCAGCCTTGATTTTCTCAAGGATTTTGCCTACAGATTTCTCTGTGACAGCCTCAACGATGGTTTCCATCGCCTTTGTTTCTTCCTCTTTGCGTTTTTCGTCTTCGTTCATTTTATTTCACCCCCCTTCTTTCACTCTCAATAGTTTTTAATAATCTGAGAGTCAAACCAACTGTTTTATCCGTTTGCTTCAATGAACTTGCCAATCGAGTAACATAGCTGTTTGGTACTGTTTTCCCCTCATCAGACTCCTCATCATCTTTTGATACAGAGTCCAACACTGTTTTTACCTGCTCTGCTCCGGCATTCATATGTTCACATGCTGTCTTTAGCATCTCTTCATGTTTTGATGAAATAGTACGACCAGCTTTCATTGTTGCCGGTAACTTGATGGATTTTTCGCCAACAATAGCTTGCTCTTGCACAACATTCATCACCAATGCCAATGCTTGCTGTAGCTTTTCAATACTTTCTTGTTTCACGCCCATTTGAGTAAATGCTTTTATAAAATAAGAAAGTTCATCAAGTAAGTAGCCAAGTGCAACAATTTGTGAAACATCCTTTTGCTCTGCTGCTTTTTTCAATTTTTCATTTTCAAGCGTCAATGCGCCAATAGCTTTGGTTGCATTCTCAATGGTCTCTTTGACTTCCTCTGCGTCAGCAATATTAATCTTAACGCTTAGCACGTCTTCATCCTGTTCTTTTTTCTCAAGCACCTTATCAACGTCAATGCCCTTTGAGCGCATAATTGTCAATGCTTCGGGGTTGTCTGGGACTGGGACACTTGAGAACTCAAAGAGTTCCCATTGCTTGAAGTTATAGCCACCTTGCATGTTTTCGTCATAATCAGTTGGCATAAAACCAATTGACCAAGCACTTAAAAAGCCTTCTTTATACATTGTGTAAATGATGTCAGCCTCTTGGTAAACGCCTTCTGGTAAAAATTCAACGGTGGCAAGTATGCAGTCGTCCATAACTTTAAGACTTGTGCATTTTGCAATTGGTTTGGTGTCGTATTTGTGAGCAAATAAAACAACTGGGTTTTTGAGGAAATTATCTGCTTGCATGCCAGATGGCTGTACTGTATCTCTTGACCGGTCAGCATTGACTGTTGAAATTTTTACAACCAATGTGCGAGGTTGGCCGTCAGCAACCTTTGTCTCAAGGATTTCAAAGGTTTTAAAAATCTTTGCTTTGTGTGGGTCAGCAATGCCCTCAAGGTATTTTTTCAGATTTTTCATAAGCTAAATCAATTATATTGAGTTTTTCGCGGTGCTTTATACATTTTGGTATTAGTCACCTATCTCACCGGTCTCTGGTTGCAAGGCGCACTCACAATTTGGATGTCCAGGGGGGGCATCATCGCCACTTTCAAAATCTTCGTCTAGAGGTATAACGCCTTGATCTGCATTGCTGGGACATTCACCACTTGAGCAACTCCCCTCATCAAAAAGCCAACTTTTACCACTGACGATGCCAGACTGTTTATATCCTTCAAGGTTTCCCTGCGCGTATGCGTCAATGGTCTCAGTGCGTGCCAATCTTTCAGCGCGGTAATCTCCCTGGTCTTCAAAAAATGCACCAATAGTAGTGGCAATATCGTCAACGCTTTCACCTTCCTCAACGCCTTCCATAACTTTAAGCGAGATATCTTCCTTCATTGTGGCAGCGTATGAATCGGTATTTTCCATTACATGCTCGTTAAGAAAATCTAACGCTCTGGGATTTTGCATATCAAAAGTAACATCTGCATTGACTTGACTAATACCAACCTTGCCAGCCTGCTCAAATACGGTACTCATTCCTTCCTCTGTGGCATTATGCAATAAGCCGATCCAGTCCTCATAATCAGTAAACAATAATTTAACCATCTCATTTGATGGGTCTGTGGCATCTTTGAGAATTTGCAATAAGGTACGTTTCACATTGACTGGTTTTTTATTTTTAGACTTCCGCAGATTGGCCAGAAGCATTGATTCTAATTTGTCATTGAGGGCTTTGTTTTTCTTGGTGAGTTTAGGTATAGCTGCATCAACAATTTTGCTACGGTTATCTTTTATTTGCTTGACCGCTAGCTCTTTTTTTTTTGACGCAACCGCGCTTTTAAGTGGTAGAAGTATAAAGCCCTTACCACTATTTGCTGGCGGTGTCGGGCTACCATCTGCATTAGACGCAGAGGTTGGTTGATATAGTGTTGGGATATATAAGAAGTCGCCTCCCTCAACCGGCTCTTTGCCAATTTCTGCTCTAGCTTCGTTTGGTGTCATGTAGTAGTTTTTGATGCCACTTTCTCGATCAAGTCTTTTTTGCTCTCTATTTTCTGGCACTGGGTCTACAAACCAGATGCGCCATTGCTTCTGACTCAAGTTAAAGCGTGGCAAATAGAACTCTGTGAGATTACCGGCATACTGAGTAAGTTTTGGCTTGACGGTATTTTTAGCAAAAAGCATATCTGCTGCATCAGCACTGGCAAGGTTAGCGGTGTCCAAAATGCCAAGCACCGGCAATGGGACACCAAAAATACCACAGATTTCATCACGCAGGTCTTTGCGTCCTTGAGAAAACTGCATATCACGGTTGGTTGGATTGATGGGGGTATAAGACATACCGCCTTCCATGATTGCCATTTTGTGTGCGTTTTCTACACCTTTAAATTTACTGTCCCAGTTTGCTTTTATCCGATCATATTGTTCCTGGTTGAGCGTGCCGACTGATGATAGCACTGCTGATGGCATAGCACTGTTGCCAAAAAAGTTACGTTGCCATTCTGCTGCAAAGGTGTCTGTGTCAATTGCAATTGCTGCTGCCTCTACAGTTCCCATGCCTCGGTATGCACTTTTAGAGTTAAACCGCTTGAAGTGTAAAATTTCCTCGGGGGCAAAGGGTACTTTTATGCCAACCTCATTGAGAAAAACATATCCGGCAATAAAATTGTCCTTTGACTTAACTACTTGTGTGCGCGATGGATCGAGTGGCCATAATTCTGTTATCTTACCACCAGCGTTCTTTGGCATATACCAAAAGCTGTTACCATCTAACTCTTGAAAAGCAGAATACCCAAAAGCTAAATCATAGTAACTCATGTGGTCATTGACGTTGCGTAGCAAGTCCATTGCTTCATTATCACCAGTAAAATCTTTCCATTCACCATTTTTGTCTTTTCTCTGCAGTATCAATTCTGTATCAGCAACCCTTTGTGCAATGGCATTGGTGCAGGCAAAGACCCAACCTCGGTATGCTTTCAAAAACTCTTTTTCAGACATCTTTGGTATTGCGCTGGAGTTGAAAAACCCGAAGATGCCGGTATTGAGTTCCTTTTTAAATAAGTTGGTTACATTGCTGAGTAATGACATGCTTATTTAATTTTAGTGGGTTTTAGGACTGATCTTATACAAAATGAGGAATGATAGATTTTAACGAGGATCGGGCTTGCCATTCAGCAATATAATAATATTATATTTTCTTAGTCAACCAAAACGTCAAGCTAGACTTTGATCCACATCCATACGACAAGCACAAAACCAATGCTAGCAAAAACTGCTAGAAACGATGAAAACATGGATAATAAAAATATCTCAAGAGTAAATTTATCAAATTTCATAACTTTTATTCTATCATAACCACGTCACGTTTGGCTCTGGTGGTGGTACAGTGAATGTCAGCATAAATGCCTCTGCATAGTCGGGTGATTTGCCAGTACGTTTTTTTAAGTCTGCCTTTGGCTCAATCTGCAGCACCTTATCAGAAGTGTCTTTATACTTTATTTCTTTGAGCTGATGCCATTTGTCATTGGCCAAAATCTTGCTGTCTTCTTTCAGCATCCACAACCGAGAGAGCCAATAGTTCTCTGCTTTTTTATTTGAGTAGCGTGAGGGGTCGCTTGATTTCTCACCAGCAGCAACACCGGTCACACTATAGTATGCGACCTTGCCGTTAAACTCTGTTTTCATTTCTCTGAGTCGGTCAACAACACCCCGGCCAATACCAATATCATCAATAAAAACATCCTCTGGCTTGAGTAGTCTTATTTTCTTGCCCCGGTTATCGGTAATGGTGTACTTGTCTATTATTCTTATTACCTCATTTACGTTGGTCATGGTGTCATTGCTGCGGTTAAAAGTCTCAAACCATGAACTGTTACCCTGTCGCATGCAGTACACGTTATAGTCACCACCGCCAGCAACGTCAACGCCAAGTTTCATGGGGTCGTCTGCTGCATCAATAAGCCCAACCATCTTTGCGTCAATGTCTTCTGCAGTCAAAAGCTGTCGGTATCCTTTGTTATCAATTTCATCCTCTGCCGGGAAGCGGCACTCATAAAACTGCTCAAAGAATGGCAACCCTCTTTTTTCGTTGACGCTTTCAGTATCCAAACGTCCCTCTGCAATTGCGCGCTCGAGTGAGATGTCTATCTTCTGGTATTTGCTATTACTCTTGATGTTAAACATGAAGTGATTGCGGTTGACTGCATTGCCCAACTCAAACAAGAAAGTTTTGTTGTAGTCGCCAGTACCCTCAAGGATTTTTAAAATAATTAGGTACTTGGTTGGAGTTAAAAGCGGTGACTCGTCCAATATGATATTTGGAACGTGTTCACCAATGGCTTTTGAAACATCATCATCTTTGCCAAAGAGTGATACTATCTTGAGTGAGCCACCACCTCTAAAATTCATTGCTGCTTTGTTACGTTCTCGCTTGAGAGTTGTGAGGCGTTGGGTGGTATCCATCTCAAGTTCTTTGACCATTTCACTGCTGTCAAAGACATGCTCAATCACCTTTTTCATTATGATGTCAGAAGTATCATATTTAACTGAGCCAATGATAAATTTTTCATCGTTCTTGGCACAGCAGAGGATGACAGCCATTGCAACGGCTTCTGACTTACCATAACCGGTAGGGGCAACGCAGGCAATTCTGGGGTTAGTCTTAAAGATGATTGATGCAGCAATCTCAATTTGGCCGGGGGACATTTCGTCACCAGCCAGCTTGCCGTTTACTTTGAAATAGGCATTAAGAAGTTGTTTTGTCTTGTCGTACTGCTGTTGTGTTACCATCATTTCTCAGCTCCTTTAAAATAGCCATCACATGCTCTTTGTCAGTGTTGTCAATCGTTGCCTGTATCTTTGTCAATGGCGCGTGTCCACCTATATGCAACAAGCTCTCTGCTGCTTTCCAGTTACCACCCTTAGCGCTTTTATGCAAAGTCTCAAGAGCATCCGGCAGTGCTTCTTGTATCTTGTCTTTAATCTTTTTTAGTTGCTTTCGGTTTTCCTTTGCCTGCTGTTTTATCAGTTCGTCATAGGCTGACTTACAAATACCCCCTGTCATAAACCACCGGCGTACAGTCGAGTAAGGTCGCTTGATCTCTTTGGCAATACGAGGGTACGGCCAACCACTAAAAGCATAAAGCACTGCGTCTTGTTGCTCGGCTTCTAGGCTCTCAAATAAGTAAGAGCTGTTGCGTTCTGTTGCATTTTGTTCGTCTGCCATACTACTATTATCCTAAATTCTGTGCGCGATCTTATATATTTAATCCCTAGAAATGATGAAAAAGTAGTAAAAAACCTTATTTTCCGGCGCAATTGTCGCAGACTTGGTATATACCACCAACGTGGATAGGGGATTGTTCGGGAGCAAGCCAGATGGTTGTGGTGGCTTCTCGCTTTCTACATAACTCGCATCTATGCTTCATATTTACACAAACCACTCTCTGAGAGTCCAGAAAATGTTTTTAGTCCAGTAGGGCATTTGTGAGTAGTATTTATCTTGCGTTTCAACAAGCCACCAGTATATTGCGTCTTTCATTTTTTTTAATTTCTTTTTAATGATGGTAATGGGCTGGTTGGTACAACAATTTGTGATGGTTCTTTAAGCTCAAGCCCCTTTTCGTTTTCTTTGTTGGATTTCCAGCACAACTCGCAAATAATGATTGTGACTAGGTTTATACCCATTTTGTCTTGGCCAGTAGGCAAAAGTCCATCGATTGTCATCAAAGCGTATGGTTTTCGCTGCGTGATGTTATAGAATTTTTGCTCTAGAACACATTTGAAAACAGTGTTGTTTAGTCGCATTTCAACGGTGAGTGAGTTAGTCATGTCTACCACCTTCCTCTATGGACTGCGCTAATTGTTCCATATTTATGCCCTGTGCCCTTGCAAACTCTTTTGAAAACTCATCTACAGCCGTACTGAGCTGAATTTGTTCAGCTTTTTCTCGTTTTAGCCTAACCACTGCTTCCCATAACTCTTTAAGGTGTTGGTTTGTCTTTGATAATTCTGCTACATCATTCAAAAATGCTTGCATAAATCTGTCTGCCCGGCGTTGTGCTTTTAGTTTCTGTTGTCTTCCCATATCAGTTTGATTGTAAAAATAGTATCTGCATTATTTCTGCCATCTTATGAGCGTTTTGCCAGCCAATTCTGAGCCGTTTTATTTCATTGTCAACTTTAAACTCTATAATTAGCCTGTCTGCTTCCCGGGTGAAAACGACACCATCAACGTCATATTTTTTGGACATGGGCAGGCTGTCCAAAAAATCTCTAATACGCTTCATGTCCTCATAGGTTTCAACGCTTCGTGCTTTGCCGGTCTCAACTTTTTCAATAAATTTTTTAACCTTTGGCAGTATAAAATCTTTTATGCTTTGCTCATTCATAATGTTATTTGCGTGATTTCTGCTTTTATTCTTGTCACAACTGCATGTAGCTCTGCTTTTTTTGGTTTGGGATATTCCTGCAGTACTTTGTCTTTTTCCCAGTAGTTATATATCCTATCAGCAGTTGTTGCTGGATGTACTAACATAAATAAATATATAAGGTTTTCCATAAAATCAAATTTGTTCATATTTGGCAGCATCCTCAATCTTCTTAACCTGTATGCCAAACTTTTGCTTGAGTCTTTTACGGATGCGTAAAATTATTTGATGTACTGCTTGCATGCAGACTTGTGGCATAAGACTAGCAGCGACGCCTTTACGGTCATAACCCATATATAAAAGCTCAACTACTTCGAGTTGTCTTGAAGTTAAATAAGGTTTGAGTGCTTGTGGTTCAGTTATCATTTTTTCCAAAAAAAAAGCAGCTTTCACGCACAAAAAAATGCGTTAAAAGCTACTACTGTATTAGTTGTATCAGAGTTGAGAAACAAAGTCAACAATAAAAAAAGGCCAGCGAAAGCCAGCCTTTTAGTAGTAGCTAAAAACATGGTTTACCTCATGAACACACCCCCTTTCGATAAATATCTAAAATAGCACTCATAATATAACTTTGCCAAACACTAGCCAAGTTTTTTCTTTGGATTCAAAAATTCTGCAAATTCTGCGTGATTTGAAAAGTTTTTTATGGTGCTGCAATTGATGCTTTCAATGTCAGCCAAGGGCAACCACTCTGATTTGAAAGCTGCAGTCATGTTTTTTGCGTTAATGACTTCCGGGTATTCTATATAAAACATCCCTTCTGGCAAAACCTTGAAATAGCTAACGCCACGAAATATGCTAACCTTCTTTGTTTTTTTATATGTTATTTGAAATTCGTACTCAATTTTCATATATTTTTTGTGCGTGTATAAAGCTATACGCACCCCAGCTATTGTTTATTCACTCGTCCTCATTGGCATAAGGAGGGCAAAAATTTCTCTTTCCTGTCCGTCCTGTGTTGTTATAATAATTGGGTTCAAATCCCCAGACACACGGACAGTAACTGGTCTACAAGAAGTAGCACCGGCTTTTACCATTGCTTGAAGCAGTAAAATCATTTTGATTGGGTCAAAGCTGATTTTTACTACTGGCTCTTTTTTCATTTCTCCATCAATTACTTTTTGGTAATTTGGATACTCACCCTCTGGCTGCTTCATCTCCTTTATAGATGTCTCCTCTAAATCTGTTGTAGCCAGAGTTACACGACCTTCTTCATTCCTGACAGTCCATCCTGTACTCAACACAGGCAAAAATTTGTTTCTCTTTATTTCTTTTACAAACTTAGCAAGTGGCTGTGCAGGCAGGCTCAAGCCATCTACTGATACATAATCAAAACCAGCAACCTTGGGTATCTCATCGTCTTCTATTTTTTCTTGCTCAATAACCATGAGACTATAACCATCTGTTGCAACAGCTTTGCCATTCTCAAATCTGACTGATGCAAGCTGTGGTCTTGCACTCTCTTTGCTTGCAATATCGCAAACTCCTAAAATTCTTTTATCTATTTTCATAATTTCTCACCCCCTCTCACGCTCTTGCGTTGCAATAATTACAACGTATAGCGTCTTTATGTGGTGAAACCTGACCACCACAGCGCATGCACTTGCTGGTGATAAACCACCCAAGTCTTTGCCAAAAAGTAATCTTATTGAACTTTGGTTGTATATATGTATTTTTCTTTTTTTTGAATATAAACATAGTTTTTTGTTAGTCACTGCCGGGGGTGTGCCTTAGAGCTTGATAGTGGTAACCATTAAATAAATTCCCTATCAATTTATGCACCAAAACAACCGCCCCGGCAGTGACTAAAGAGTATGTTTTCCATGAAACTTCGCTCTTAGTTCTGCAAGTGTTTTAGCTGCTGCTGCTTTTCTTTCTGGTGACATTGGCACTTCCGGTTCTGGGGTTGGTGGGTTATAAACCGGCTTACGCATCCCAAAATCTTTCATTAACGCGTTCATAAGCATTGCCCGGTAGTTTTTGTACTTCTTGCCATGGCCATCACAGTAATTTGCTAGCTCAATGGCCTTCATGCGTATTTGCCTCTCTGATGCTTCGTATTTTTTGTAAAGGTCGGTTACCTCATCGAGGGGCAATTCTTTCAAGTAGCTGAGTGACGCATAAATTTTTTCTTTTTCGTCTTCGTCTTTTTTGATTTCTGGTTTTTGATCTATGATTTCTGATTTATGGTTAGTATCTATAGTAGTAGTGATACTACTATCAATACTGCTATTAAAATCTTCTTTTATATGAGATGGAATTAAGGCTAATTCACGTTCATATGCCACTTCATTCTTAGGGGAACCTTTATAATTATTGTGTTTTTCTGCATTTGTTATTTTTACCCAACCTTTTATAAAAAGTATTTTTTTAATCTCTTGCAGATATCCCTTTGCCTTCTCCAATTCTTTGGGGGTCAATCCTGTCTCAAGTAAAATGTATTTGTCTGATAACTCAAAGATGCCACACATATTGATACGTGGGTTGGTAATCAGATAAACAAAAAGCAGCCGTGCATCTTTTGGCACGTCCTTCCCTGCCATGTCTTCCCAAAACTCTGTTTTTATTATTCTTGTTTTCATTAAAATAAGACTTGTTGCTCAGAAATAGAGTTAGATTCTTCAGCTTTTATTGGTTGTGGTTTTTGTGGAATTACTTCAATTAAGATGTAGTCAACTGATCTATTTGCGTTTTTTCTGATGGATATTTTATGACCCAGTTCTTTCAACTCTTTTATACGTGCTGGAAGCTGAATAATATTAAGCTCACGGCGCGCAGTAAAACTGTTTATACCGGTCATTTTTCTTTCTCGCATAAGAACAAGTATTTTTTCGTGTTGTGTCATAGGGCAGATACTTTTTTCTCTAATTTTTTATATGCTTCAATAATGTGCTTGCATGCTTTTTTTTGTTTTTCTCTAAAGATAAAATCTGGACAATTACAATGCCAGCCGTTCTCCGTTAAAAAGATTTGGTATTCTTTTCCTTGTAATGTCTGACTTTGGGCAGTCGTTTTTAACATATTTTTACCTCAACAAGTTATATATGCTGCACAATCCGGGCGTTGCATTTCTGGCCAGAAAATAAAAATTAGAAATAAAACGTATATTAGTAAAAAAATCCAAGTTCGTAATTTCATTTTTGTACCTCCCTTCTCATAAAATTAGACAGAGCAAAATGGACATCCAATATAATTACAATTCCAAGACTTACCAGTGCCTTTGTATGAAAAGTCACCGGCTTCAATAATTGCTATCCCCCGGTTTATAAAGTCCAATGCGTCTTGCTTATGTTTGGGTAAAATCGGGGTTGAGTACTTTGCTACCTTTTTAATGTCTCTTGTGGATGTGATAAAAACTGCCTCTTTATAATCACCGGACAATGCGTATATTTTCCATTGCACAAGGTTATAAAACTTTCCAATGCTCCATGGGGTACTACTACTTTTATATTCAAGAAAGCGTTTATTTTCCGGGTCTATGCCGTCCATGTAGCCATGCACGCTATACTCGCTATTTATTTTGACAACAAAGTGCGTGGCTGGGTCTGGTATTTCTTCACCTGCAGTATTAAAAGTTGGCTGTTCAACTATGGGAAACTTAACAATGATGTCTTTAAGTCTTGGGTCAATTACTTTACCACTCACATGATCTTGTATAATTCTGTGTGCAAGCTTGCCCTCTTTCATGGCATCAGTGGTGCGTCTTGGCAATTCTAATTGCTTACAGAGCCATGTATGTGGCTCAAGGATAAGTTCGTTTATTGTTGAATAAGATAGTTGTATCATTTTGTTTTCTGGGGCTGCAGCTCACTACAGCCCCGTACATCTCCTTTCATTCGGTTGTTTTTTGTTCAACCGGTCTCACCATACAAAACACTGTTATGCTGGTGTTTGGGATTTCAACCCCACTTTCATGCAAGCGTTTAAGTGCTTGCGTATCTATTTGCTCAACCGTCTTGGTTGCTGCCAGCTCTCTGGCTTGGTCAATGGTTGGTTTGAAATTCAACCGGGTAACCTTACTCACGGTATGGCTTCCAACCACCTTTGCCTTTTCTTTGTCTGCATCTAGGCGTGCAATCATTTCTGTATTGATTACGCTGATAGAGGCTTGTAAGTCCTCAATTTGTTGGTCAGCCTTTAAACGTGCATCTAAAAGCTGGTCTAATGTTGCTTCTTGTATTTGTTCTGCTTCCATAATTTCTCACCCCCTTTTTTTGGGCTGTTGCCCTACTTTTGATTTACCCCTGCAATCCATGCTTTTGCAGTTTTTTGTGTCATACCTTCGGTGCTTACTTTAAGACCTTTGGCTGTTGCGACCTTCTCGATTGTCTTTTTCTGTGCATCTGTCGCAGGTTGGTCATCATCTGCTGATACAGTGACCGTTGGTAATGCTACAGCATCACTACTTGGCATTTCTGCCTCGTCATAGATGCCTAAAAGTTCCGGTACTGCCATACTCAACGCTTGGCTTTCAGCGACCTTTTTTATCATGGTCTCTGGTTTTGTTGCCCAGATTTTGTATCCAGTGTTATACTCTGATGCTGGCACTGTAGCGGTGAATGTTTTACCATCTCGCACCACTGTGCATGTTGCACCCCAAAGCTTGCCACCTTCCCAAGGTTGTACTTTCTGCATTTTTTTCACTTCTTTGCCTTCTGTACCGTATGTCATCTCCTTAATATAAATAGGCTCTGTAGTGACTGACTCGATACCACCTTGTCGGTATGCGGTTGCTCTTTTACCATCACGGGTTGTTATAGTGTTAACAGTCCTTTTTTCTGGATCATTTTTGCTATAAACAACTGCAATGACTTCTTTGTTAAAAGGATTAAGGCCAGCTTTGCCTGCATATGCTAAAAACATATATAGTTCTGTATCAGTCAAGTCTGGGTTTATCAATCCCTTTACAAATCTGAGTTGGTCAGCTTGAAAAGAGTCGCGGATTGCAACCATTTCTTTCATTTGTCCGGTAATGCCGGCAACCAAATCGCTTTTGTTTTGTTTTTTATCTTCCATTTTTTTCACCCCCTTTCTCAATAATTTTCTTCACATCAATAACATCAATTTTTACCCCAAGGGATTTAGCCAGCCTTTTTGCATGCTCATAGGCATCATCAATGCTCACGGCAAATGCTGGTATTTGAATAGTTATGGTATATTTTTCTACTTTGCTCATATTAAAGACATTTGATTTTCTGGTACTGCGTTGCGCCTGCATTTTCTGCATAGTTCTTTTCTCTGACGTGATTTACTGAATGATGTAGCGCGTTGTCCACATCCAGTGCAAGTGAAGTAATATAGATGTCTTTCTTTATAATTTTTCATATGGCTAATGTGTATTCTGCGTAATCGCACTCATCCATGAACTTACCGGTGTTATAAAAGCAAAGTGCTTGCCTAACAGTCATTGTTTGCAGGTGAGATATAAACCAGTCAGAGACTTTTGTTGCTACTTCTCGGAGTGAAGAAAAACATTGATAACCAGAGCTACTTTGAGCGTAACCAAAACCGTTATATAACCCTTGATTTTTACAAGCATCATTTTTACCAAAGGTACTCTCATGTCCGTAGGTTTTCCAAACAAGATCACCATGAGGTAGTGCTTTAATCATTTGCTCGTCTGTAGGTGTTGGTGTTGCAGTAGGAGTAATTGACAATTTTTCTACTAATGGGGTCGTAACTTTTTTCTCTACTGGTTGATTTGTTGATAAAATAAACATAGTGATAATTGCTATTGATAAAAGAGTGCAAAATGCTATATCTGGCAGCTCTCTATATAACTTTCTTCTTAAGGCAGATTTTTGATAAGATTTCAT